ACCCATTTATGCTATATTCTTTATACTATAATAGGAGAAAAAAAAAGTATATAATTTAATTTGAATAAGCTAAACCACCCATACCTGAAAGAATACGGAGGACATTATAATTAACTGCATATATATAGATATTACCAGAAACAGTATTACCATTATAAGATTTTGGAGTAACTGCTAAAGTTGCAGTATCAATACGAGACATATTTAAAGTTCCTGATGGTTGATGTTCCTCTGGTTTTAATGCAAAAGAATATACATTAATTCCACGATTAAGAGGAATATTTGTATGATGTTGATATGGTTGGACAAGATTAAAATAATTACCATTTCGAACACTGAAACGATCTTGACCATTTAATTGTAAAAGACAGTTTTCAAATGGATTTATATATTTAGTATAAATATTTGCATTTTCATATGGAATTACATTATCAACTAAATAATTGTTTTCCTGAGATGATACAGCTGCAAGACCAATATTTGAAGTTACTAAAGTTTTATAAGTAGCAGTGTTATAATTAGTATCATCTGGAAATCCAAATTCAGCACCAATTGCATTATTTAAAGTTGGTAAAGAAGAATCTAAAGATGGTATAGTATAATTATACCAATGGCAATTTGGAGTATTTATTTTAGCAACCCATATTAATTCCTTGCAAGGATGATTAAAACTTAATTTAATACGAGAACCATTTGAATTTAATGTTTCTTGTCCAGTAAATTGGAGTTGTTCAATAAGATATTCATGAGATAATTGAGCGAATTTTCGGCGTTCATCAGTATCTAAGAAAATATAATCAACCCATAGATTTGGATTTATTAAATTTTTTGGATTTGTTTCAGTTGCTCCATTTCCTCCTCCAACAACATATGTACAATTTTGGAAAGTTTCAAAATCAATCTTTAGTTTTACTTCATGATATTGTAAAGCAATTAAAGGTAAAGCAAGACCAATATTACGACAGAACCAGAATTCAAGAGGTATATATAAAGTTGTTACTTTATTTCCTTCTTTTCCTGCATTACCTGCATCAGTCTCTGCACCATAAGTATTATTTAAAATATCACGATCAGCACCAACCATAGTATCCCAGGCATAACGCTTACCAATTGGAAGTGATAATTCATTCCATATGTAAAGCCAATCGGAATAATGTTTATCTATTTGTTGTCCTCCAATTTCAATTGAAACAGCTTTTAATAATCGGAGACCTAAATAATTAACATATGAATTACCAGTAACTTCTAATTTTGGTATTCCGACTTCTAAGTATGTGCGATGGATTAAATCGCCATTGCGTGATATTTGGCATGAAACGGAATTGCCAAAATTTGGAAGACCGCTAAAAGTTTGTTGTATAGCTTCCATAGCAAAATTAGTATGTCGGCGATAAACAACTTTAAAAAAAGTAATTTGGGGATTACCAGTTAAATAAACATCCTGAGCACCATAAGCAACAAGTTGAAGAAGACCACCACCCATTTATGCTATATTCTTTATACTATAATAGGAGAAAAAAAATAATCCGTAAATTATATAAAAGCATAGTTCTTTTTTTTATTATTATTGTTAATATGTTTAAAGACAAAACATCTAAAAAGCGATTTCAGAATGTTGATATAACCAGAGATTTATCAACTTTGGATGCAATGCATAATAAAATTATAAGTAATTATAATCAGAAAATAATTGATGATCAAAAATATATTGAGAAAATAAATAAATTAGAAATAAATTATAAAAATATAAATGATGAAATTATAAAATATTATAATAGCAATATTAAAAATGATCAATTATATTCTAATTTATGGAATAGCAATATTCAAATAAGGGAAGAATTAAAAAATATAAAAACAGAAATTAAAAATATCAATTATTTTGATGAGATTGAATATTATGAAAATACAAGTTCTATTTTATTTAATTATTATGAAATGATTGAAAAACAATCTCTTATTTCTTCTAATAAATATAAGACAAAATCAATTTTAGATTCATTCAATGTTAATAAAGAAGAAAATAAAATTGAAGAAGATGAATTTAAAATAATTGAAAAAAGTGATTTAGTTGATCAATATTTATCTATAACAAATAAATATCATATTAAGAAAACTAATAATGATAATACTGAGATTTGTATGAAATGCAATATTCCTTTAATTTGTTTGCAACAAGATGCAATAATGATTTGTAGCAATTGTGGCTATCAAGAGTTATTATTGGTTGAACAGAACAGACCTATATTAAAACAAAATAATAAAGATACCTCGCATTTTAGTTATAAAAGGATTAATCATTTTAGGGAGTGGTGCAATCAAGTTCAAGGAAAAGAAAGCACAGATATCCCAAATGATGTATTTGAAAAGATTTTGAATGAAATAAAAAAAGAGAAAATCATTGACACAAAGAAAATAACATATTCAAAAATGAGGGAAATATTGAAAAGATTGAGAATAAATAAATATTATGAACATATCAATTATATTATCAATAGAATTAATGGAATACCAACACCCCAATTTTCACCAGAATTAGAAGAAAAATTATGTTCAATGTTTAGAGACATTCAAGGACCATTTTTAAAACATTGTCCAAAAGATAGAAAAAACTTTTTATCTTATAGTTATGTTTTATATAAATTCTTTCAAATATTAGGACTTAATGAATATTTAAAATTCTTTCCGTTATTAAAAAGCAGAGAAAAATTATACATTCAAGACCAAATATGGAAAAAAATATGCGAAGAATTAAATTATAAAGTTATTCCATCCCTCTAAACACCAAAACCAATTAGGCGGAAACCGGCACCAAGTCCAACACCTTGACGAGTTCCAGCAGCTATTGATGGAGAAACGATATCGAAGATGGAGAATAAACAAGCGGCAGTTAATGCTATCATCCATATTTCACTGAAGCGTAATTTATGTTCAGGTAGAATATATGCAGCTAAAGCTACGACCATCGCTTCAATGGCATATTTTAATAAACGCATTATTGCCTCCCAAATATCAAAACTATATGTTGGCTGATTCATACTATTATAATAATAACATTTTTTATTTTTATTAAAAAAATTATATAAGAAAATTTTTATTTTATTATATATATATAAAATGGAAGATGTATTAGTTACAACTAAAGAAAGAGATTATCTTGATGAAGATAAGCCAATTAAGGGTCAAAATTATTGTTTGGTATCTTTTCTAAGTCCAGAGGATGTTTTAAAGGAAAAGGAAGCATATTATTTTTCAAGATTTCTTGACAAATTTGGAAAAGATATGACAACTCTTCTTGATGGACTTCAAAATAAATATCCTGATTCAACCGATTTAATTAATACTATTCGTTCAAATCATGCATATGTCTTTGATGCTAAAGAACTTGATGAACAATATAAATTTTTCAAAAATACAAATGGCAGCGAAATTGAAACTGATTTCCATAGAGAAAATAACTTCCGAACATCAATGAGAGGAATTAAAATTCGTGGTGTTTTTGATACTGTTGATGAAGCTAAGAACCGCAGCGAATTCATTAAAAGATATGATAACAAATTTGATATCTTTATTTGCCAGGTTGGTTGCTGGTGTCCATGGTCTCCAAATCCCAATGATTTGAATGAACAAGAATTTTCAGAAACTCAGCTCAATACTTTAATGAAACAATATAAGCAAAATATGGAAAGCAAGGACGAAGTTTTCGAACAACGAAAGGCTGATATGATTTCAAAAGCTGCTGCAAAAGTTAATAATGTTGCAGATGATCTTGCTAATCAAACCGACCCTTGGTTGGCAAATAAGACAGTTAAGGAAGAAACAACAGCAGAAACAACCCCAGAAACAACTCAAGAAACAACTCAAGAAACAACCCCAGAAACAACAGCAGAAACAACCCCAGAAACAACCATTGAAAGAACAATCCAAAGAACTCCAAGTGATTGAAATTAAGTTTATTTTTATATTTTCATTTAATAAAAATGAAATCTATAGCATTATTTATGTTATTTATAGGGGCATTATTAATAATTAAAAGTTATTACGAATATAAATATATTAAACAATCTGAACCAAACACAATAATAAAATATCTGCCTATATCTCAATATGAGGAAGTTATGACAGATGAACAATCATTAGCTAATTTTTATAAAGGTATGTTTGAACAGACACAGCCAAATATGTATGATTATAAAAAAAATAATATAAGTAATAATAGTGCTAATAAGTAATGTCAATTCTTGATATCGGATATTTATTAATTGATAATATTAATTCGAAAACTGATTTAAATAAAGTAAAATTGATTAGTTCTATTGGAAATTATAAAAAAGAACTTGAAACAAAAAGAAAAATGGAAATAGAAATTAAAAATAAATATATGAATTTATACGGAAACAAGAGAATTAGAAATAAAGAATTATATGATAAATATATGAATGAAAATCAAATATTATTTAATAAATGGAAGAAAAATAATAAACCAAAAGATTTATATGAATATATATCTCATAAAAAACCAGAATTAGAAGAAGTTGATGATATATACACATTAAAATAAGCCATCATTGCTAAAATATAAAAGACTTGTAAAATAATTAAACATATTTATTATCATTGAAAATATTTCTCCAATTTTATCAAAAATATTTTTTAAAAATAGATATACATAATATGGCAATTGTAATATCATCCATAATATATCAAATAAACTTAATATTAAAGCTATTAATGGGATGAATACTGTTGCCATAAGTCTATTAAACGAAATTTTGAAGATAGCTGCATAAATAGCAACAACAATCATTACAAATATTAAAAAAAAGATGATCGGCATTAATATTTCACCAAGTTTAAAGAATATTTGTGTAAGCATTTTAATTATTTCTAATTTATTTAATTATATAAATTAGAAATAAATAATGAAATCTTTTAAGTTTAATATTTTTGCGTTTATTATTGCTTTTTCTTTTGGCATATTATATGTTTATATTTCAGCACCAAAACCACAAATAATAATTAAATATCCAACACCATATAATGCAAATAAAATTGTTTATAGAAATCCTAATTCTGATATGTGTTATAAATATGAAGTTCAAGAAGTTAAATGTTCAGATAATGCAATTGATCAGCCAATAATATAAATAATATAACTTAAAATTAGATATGAAAACTCAATATATAATCGATCGATTATTTTATAATGAATATGGACAGATGTTTATCAGTGCTTTGTTTGGTTTATCTTTAGCATTATTATTTAATCGTGTTTGTAAAGACAATTGCACAATTTATGTTGCACCCAATCACGAAGAAATAGAAAATAATATTTTCAAATTAAATGATACTTGCTATCGTTATAAGAAAGTTGCGGCAAAATGTAATAAAGATGCTCTTGAAAATAATGACGGAAATTATAAAGCATCAAATCAAATTCAACAGCCTTCATTTATAAATAAAATATTTGCGTAAGAATGATTATTATATATATAAATTATAATAATATAAAAGCAGATGGCAACAATCGGAAAACCGAGTAATAATATAATGATTACTTCTATAGATAAAATACCAGTAAAACAGAATGGACAAGCTATTACAGATGATATGAATGATGATCCAATTGTTCGCGATGTTTTAAGTGAATTTGAAAAAGAACTTGCAATGACTACTGGAAATAATAATTATCAAATCAATTATGACCCACAACAACAATCTCAGCAACCACAACCATTACCACAACAACTACAACAACCACAACCATTACCACAACAACTACAACAACCACAACCATTACCTCAACAACAACAAATGAAAATAGCAAAGAAACAAGATTTATATATTGATAATGAAATTATTGTAAAAGTTTTTATTATTTGTATAGTAGTTGCATTAATTACCAATCCTTATATTTATTCTACGATTTTAAGTAAAGTTCCTGAGAATATATCAATGTTATTAGATAATTATAATTATTTTATAAAATTGATATTAATATTTATAATATTATATTTACTTATATTTTATAAATGTGTGTAAGTGTTATAAGAATTGTCAAATGCTTCAAAATGAGTATTATCAGAATTTAATCCTTGGATACCATAAGAATTAGGATCTTGTTTAATTTCAGTATTATAACTTGCTTCATCATAAATATTATTTTGTGCAGCTTTTAATAATTCATTTGAAATATGAGGTATTAATGTGCAATTATCATTTTTATTTTCTTGAACATAATGATCAGGAATATCAGGTTGGGTTGAATATTTAGATGGTTTAGTATCACCTCCAGAAAAGAAATTTATTAATGATGCCATTGGTGAATTTTCATTTGGACTAGTTGTTGTATATGGGGCAGGTGATGATGTAAAATTTGAAATGGAATTAAAAGAAACTCCATAAGGTGATGAGAAGGCTTCTTTTTTCTGTTCTGCTGTTTTTGTTTGTGGTTGATTTACTTTGCGTTGATAATATTTAAAATAAATAATTAAGAATATTAATCCAGTTAAAAATCCAATAATTTCATCAACAGTTAAAATTAAAAATAATACGATTATTGCTATAAATAGCTGATTAATTGGGGTGCTTATAATTATAGGTAAATCAAAATCAACCAAAATTACGAAAATTAAAATAACAACTAATAATACTCTTATTATATCTTTCAGCATCTATTTATAAATTACATATAAAAAATAAATTTATAATGATAATTGTTTATAAATGAGTGGTATTATAACATCTTTGACAAATAGAGGATATGCAATTCAAAAAACAGAAGATAATAAAGAAATTATTAATAAGATTAAGTCAGAACTTTTAATTTCTCCAAAATCTTTTAATAATTCTTTTGCTACTATAAAAGAATATCCGATATATCTTGAAAGTGATGCTCGATTATATGTTCCTAAGTGTTATGGAATTGAAAAATTTGGTTTTCCATTAAATGATAATCTCAGTTTTGGGGTTGATTGTCCTAATCTTATTTTTAATGGTAAGTTGAGAGATATTCAACAAGCCCCTATTGATGCTTATATTGATAGTGTTATTAATAAAAAGAAGCTTGGGGGCATTATAAGCGTTCCTTGTGGATTTGGAAAGACAATTATGGCTATTTATGTTGCTTGTTATTTTAAAAAGAAAACATTATTTATTTCTCATAAAGATTTTTTAAACGAACAATTTATCAATAGTATTAAATTATTTGTTCCAAGTGCAAGAATTGGAAAGATTAAACAAAGTAAAATCGATGTTGAGGATAAAGATATTGTTATTGCAACTTTGCAATCATTGGCTATGAGAGATTACGATAATAAAATTTTTAATGAATTTGGATTGGTTATTATTGATGAATGTCATCATATAGCATCTGAGGTATTTTCAAAAGCCTTTCGAAAAATGAATATTCGCATAACTTTAGGTTTATCAGCTACTTTAAATAGAAAAGATGGATTAAGAAGGGTTTTTGAATGGTATTTGGGGAAATCTGTTTATAAAATTAAAATAGATAATGATGATTGCAATATGATTGTTAATCTTCATAAATATTTTGTTTATGATTTAGATTATAGTCATGTTAAGATGATGTATAATGGATCGCCTAATATGGTAAGTATGATTAATAATATTTGTAGTTATATGCCAAGAACTCGATTTATCATTAAATTATTAAAAGATGTTTTAGAGAAGGAACCAGAAAGAAAGATTTTAATTTTATCAGAAAGAAAAAACCAATTAAAAGATTTAGAGAAATTCATTAAAGATGAAGAAATTGCATCTTATGGTTATTATATTGGAGGAATGAAAATGTGCGATTTGGATATTTCAGCAACAAAGCAAATTATTTTAGCTACTTATCAAATGAGCAGCGAAGGATTAAATATTCCAACTTTGAATACAGTTATTTTAGCCAGTCCTATTGGAGATATTCAACAATCTGTGGGAAGAATATTGAGAGAAAAAAAATCAGAAAGAAAATATATCCCATTGTGTATTGATATTTATGATAATTTTTCTTTATTCAAATTCAAAGGAAATAAAAGAATTAATTATTATAAAAATAATGGCTATAAAATTAATACTTATATAGATGAAGAATTGGTTGTGAGTGAAGAAGAAAAACAAGAAACAGGAGGGAAATGTTTATTTATTGAAGATGATGATTAATTATTTTCAATCTTCTTCAGTTATTGTTTGAATATATATTTGATTTTCGATAATATCTAAATATTGAAAATTTTTTTTTCCGAATGCTCGTGAAATGCCAGTATCGCAATACCATATTTGATTATCTTTGATAATTATTTTATCAGAACAAGTATGACCAACAAACATATAAGTTAATCCAAGTTCTTTAAATAAAAGACTTGTTTCATCTTTATTATTTTCAATTCTATTCCATAAAATACCATTAGATCCAATAATGATATTATCAACAATTTCTTTATCTTCTAAATTTATTTTTTCATTTTCTAAATAATTTTTCCAAATTTGATTGATATATTTCAAATCTTTATTATATTTCTTAAGAAGATTGAGATGATTAATATTAAACCTAGCGTGACAAAATAATAAGTCTCCGATTTTAAAAACTAATGGGCGTTTTGCTAATATCATTGCTAATGATCCTTTTGGTTTAAATAAATTAGCCCTTAAATCAGAACTGCTATTTTCAGAAACATAGGTAAAATCGCCGATAATATTCATAAGTTCGTGATTGCCAATTAAAGAAATGCAATAACCTCCTTTTACTCTAGCAATCATATTTAAATTTTCTGTAAAATAAATCATTTCATAATCTTTCAATTTCTCCCAATTTTCATTTGTAAGTCTATTTTTGCTATCAACCTGATCACCCAATTGAACAATAATAGTTTCAGGTGGTTCTGCTATCCATTCAAGATTATTATTAATAACATTGGCGTGAATAAGAATATTTTTAAATCTTCTTACATCTCCATGCATATCTCCAATAATTATAATTCTCTTATGAGATGGTAATTCATTTAAATAATCCGTATACATTCGCTTTAAATATAATAATTGATATAAAGATTTATTTTATATATCTTTTTAATGATTACAATCATTCTATTATTTTTCCTTTCAACTGTTCAAGGATTTATTCTTCCTCAATTTGTTAGAGAATGGCATCCTATAGGAATTGAAAATCAAATTGACAGAAATAAACCTTTTGTTTTTAATATTGGAAAATTGCCAATGGTTCTATGGTATGATAATAATAATCCTATAGCTACTTTAAATATTTGCAAACATCTGGGGGCAAAATTGGACAATGCTATTATTAATAATGGGTGTTTGCATTGCACAAATCATTTAACTGGATATAATCAGACTGATGCATTAGGAAAGATAGTTGCTAAAAATGGTTTGCTATGGTGGAGTTTTAAGAGTTATACTAAAAATCCAGCAGCTAATTTCAAAAAAGGAGATACAAAACTTGATATTAATTATATTGATATTAATGTTAATTTATTAAATGTAGTTTTAGAATTTATTTACAGCAATAATAAAATTAAAACAAAACATAGAAATAATAGATTTCTATTTTATGAAAAATTGTTTAATGCAGAACATCGATTTTATTATAAATATCCCTATTATTTGAAAGGATCCATTAATAATAAGATTAATTATACAATAAATTTCTTACCATTAGAAGAAAATAAAACAAGACTTTTTATAAGTATTGCGAATAATATTGATGCAAAGGTTTTTATGAATTATTTTTTAAATACAAAATTGAACAATTTAAATAATTATGATAATAATGCATATTTGAAATATATGATAATGTTAAAAGAAAATAATGATTATATAAAAAAGATCTATTTATTATTTGATAAATATTCATTTCCCAATGAATTCACAATTTCCTGTTTTTATAAATACAAACAATTTTATTAAAAACAATTTCTTATTTTTGTAAAACGGCTATAAATAAACCGTTATAATATTTTTCTTATTTTCTTCTTTTTCTCTAATTTCAATTTTATGAATAATTTTTAAATTTAAATATTTGATAATATTTAAAATTCCATTTCTTATATGTTGCCAGTTCCAATCATTAACAATGAATATAAATGTATCATCTAAAATTTCACAATAATATTTAAGTGCATCATATTGACTTTTTTCAGCATAAATTCCGTGATATAAATAAACATTAAATTTTTCTTTGAAAATTGTTTTATCTAAATTAAAACAATTTTCATCTAAATAATATGCATTATTATATTCTTTATAATAATAAAAATTATTTAAAAAATCATCTTTATTATTTCCAAATTTTGATAAATTATTGACACAAACAAAATATTTCATTTTATTATTACATAATGCAGCAGAAGTTGTAATCCCTTTATAAGATCCTATTTCTAAATATCGACAATCATCAAAATTGGCAATATTATTATAAAGATGTCTTGTTTTTATTCCAGACATATCATTAATATTGATAATATAATCATCAATTTTAGATTTATTATTTTCAGCATCTTCAAAAGCTTTTATTAAATGTTCTTTCAAATTCATTATAACTTTAAAAGATATTTAAAGACACTCCCAAATTATCCTTAAGTCTCCTTATTTTTGTAAAACGGCTATAAATAAACCGTTATGATATCCATTTCTATCTTCAGTATATCCATTATCTTCTTTTAATCGAATTTCAATTTTATGAATAATTTTTAAATTTAAATCTTCTATGCCTTTTAATGTTCCATCTCTAATTATTTTATTATTCCAATCATCAACAATGAATATAAATGTATCATCTAATATTTCATAATAATATTCAAGTGCTTTATATTGGCTTTCATAGCTATGATTTCCATCATACATATAAACATTAAATTTTTCTTTAAAAATTGTTTTATCTAAATTAAAACAATCTTTTTCTATATAATAAGCATTATTATCTCCTTTATATTTATAAAAATTATGTAAAAACTCTTCTTTATTATTTCCAAATTCTGACCAATTATCAATACAAACAAAAAGCTTCATTTTATTATTACACAAAGCTGCACAAGCAGTGCTTCCTTTATAAGATCCTATTTCTAAATATCGACAATCATCAAAATTGGCAATATTATTATAAAGATGTCTTGTTTTTGTTCCAGACATTCCATTCATATTAATAACAAAATCATCAATTTTAGATTTATTATTTTCAGCATCTTCAAAAGCTTTTATTAAATGTTCTTTAAAATCCATTATAATTATTATTAATAATTATAATACTTAAAAATAATTGCATTACTTTAAAAAAGAGACTTAAAGACACTCCCAAATTATCCTTAAGCCTCCTTATTTTAATATAAAAAAATGAATTTTTAATAATATAAATAATTATTATTTACAAATGGATTTATCAAAACTATCAAAAAAAGAATTATTATCAAAATGCGAAGAATTAGGAATTACAAAATGCAAATCAAAAAATAAAACCGAATTAATTAAATTGATTACTTCTTATGATAATGATGATATTAATGATGATATTAATGATGATATTAATGATGATATTAATGATGATATTAATGATGATATTATCATATTAAATGCTGATTGTATGATTGAATTGGATAAGATTGCAGATAATACAATTGATTGTGTTATTACTGATCCGCCATATTTTATAGATAAGCTAAATGATAAATGGTCTTCTGATGATATTAAAGATGATCTTAAGAATAGTCATATAAAACATTTACCTAAAGGGATGAAATTTGATAAATCTCAAGTTAAAAATTTATTTGATTATTATTTGAAATTATCGAAATTATTATTTAGAAAAATGAAACCAGGAGCATATTTTCTATCATTTTCATCTCCTCGTTTATATCATTCAATTGCAATGAGTTGTGAAATTGCAGGTTTTGAAATTAGAGATATGATAAATTGGACTTATACACAAACTATGCCGAAAGGAATGTCAATTTCACATATAATTGAGAAAATGAAGATATCAGAAGAAGAAAAAAGAAGATTGATTGATGAATATAAAGATTTCAAAACTCCACAAATAAAATCTTGTTTCGAACCTATTTGCGTAGCAATGAAACCAATCGGAAAATTAACATTTATTCAAAATGAATTAAATTTCAAAACTGGTTTATTAGATTTCTCACAAAAAGTTGGAATAGATAATGATAGGGTTCCTGCAAATATAATAACTACTGAAGAATATAATGAAGTTTATGATAAAAATTTCTTAGTTTCTAAACCTACGAAAACAGAAAAAGGACAAAATAATATTCATATAACTGTTAAACCATTAGCATTAATCGAACATCTTATAAAATTATTCAGCAAAAAAGGTTCATTAATTGTAGATCCATTTCTGGGAAGTGGAACAACTGCATTAGCCTGTAAAAATACTGAAAGAAGATGTATAGGAATTGAAATAAACCCTGAATATTATAATATCTCTTTAGAAAGATGTTAATTGAATAAGTAATTTAAATAAAAAAATTGAATTTAAATATAATATAAATCATATAATTAAAAATGAATTTGTCAAATATGACAAAAAAAGAATTATTATCAAAATGCGAAGAATTAGGAATTACAAAATGCAAATCAAAAAATAAAAGCGAATTATTAAATTTGATAAATAATAATATAGAAAAAAAAACAGTTGAATTTATTACAATAACTAATGATATTAAAAATGATGAATTACAAGATTTATTAAATAATATACCAATAAATGAAGAGATTAATAAAATATATAATGATGACTGTATAAATAAATTAAAAAAATATAATGATAAAATAATTAATTTAACTATATTAGATCCTCCATATTTTAAAGTTATAAATGAAAAATGGGATAATTTATGGAATAATGAAAATGATTATTTAAAATGGTTTGAAGATTTAATAATTGAAATATCAAGAGTTTCAAAAAATAATTCATCTTTATATTTATTTGGATATTGGAGAATGTTATATAAACAAATTCCAATTTTAGAAAAATATGGTTTTCAATTTAAACAATCAATAACAATTAATAAAGGTTTAAGAAGTATTGGAGGGAGAAAAACAACTACATATACTATATTTCCAAATACAACAGAACATTTAATTTATTTTGTAAAAGATAATTATGAAAATATAAAAAAATTTTTGAAAATAAAACAAAAAGAAATCGGTATATCATCATTAGAAATTAATAAACAGTTAGGATGTAAAACAAATGGTGGTGGTATGTGGTCAATTTATACTGGAAATAATATATGTAAGCAAATACCAACTGAATTTTATTGGAATAAATTACAAGAAATATTAAAATTTAATATTCCATATGATGATATTAAATTTACATTTAATATAGAAATGGGAATAACTGATGTTTGGAGTGATATAAATTTTTATGAAGAAAAAAGAATTCATCCAACACAAAAACCACAAAAACTTTTAGATAGAATTATAAAAGCAAGTTCAAATGAAAATGATTTAATTTTAGATCCATTTTTAGGTTCTGGAAATACTATAAAAAGTTGTATAAAATTAAAAAGAAATTATATTGGAATGGAAATATCAACAGAATATTTTAATAATATAAAATTATCTTAATTGAAGTTTTAATTTATCTTCAATCGATATATATTCATTTTTTATATTTATATTTTTTTTTCATTTGAATTTAATAAGCTAATTGGCATATTTGCAATATCTTTTATTTTTCTCGGCTGATCTGGTCTAATAAATTTTATAATATTTATTGTCGGTTCAGTTAAATAATTTTTTATATGACATTTAAATATTTCAAATGGATTACACATATGAAATTGAAAAGAATGCGGCCATAAATTTTTAGGTGCAGGAACTTTTTTAGGATTTTTTTCTAAATTTTTTGAATATATTTCTGAATAATAATTTGTAATAAGTTTTGAAAAATTTTGACATATATTTTTTTTAGGATAAATTTCATATATTGTAATACTAATATCATTATAATTATTTTTATCAAATTCTGGATATTCTTCTATAATTAATAATAATCTATCTAAATTTAAATAATTATTTAATTCTTCTTCATTTCTAATTGTTAATAACCATTTAGAATCATTATTTCGTATAATTTTATCATTTTTATTACAATTAGGACATAAAATATCCAATCTTAATATATTTATTTTACATCTTTCACATTTATCACTCTGATCAACTCTAGAACAGGATTTAACTTCTGTTCCATCAATACAATCATTTCCTCTAGCTCCTGTTTTACAACCTTTAATATTTATAATAACTGATGCTAAATGTTGTCCTGTATAACCTATTTTAGTATGGTTTGTTTGTTCTGTTAAACAAGACCATTCATATAATATTTTTCTTGGATTAATAAATAAATCTATTATACATTTATTTATTAAATTTTCATTATAATTTAATAAATTAAAATTATTAAAACAAATAATTTCTGTTAATGGGTCAAATATTATTTTCTCTAAATTATCATTATTTTCGTATCTTTCCATTTTCTAATTTTATAACAATTATAATTAATTCATTTTTTTAATAAATAAAAATAATTTGAAACTTTTTTTATATTTAAAAATTTGATTAAAGAAATTATTTATATGAAATTACTGATTTTTGGTTCGAGAGGTTGGATTGGATCAATGTTTATCAATTATCTAAAATCAAATGATATTAACTTCGTAGAAACTAATGCAAGGGCTGATAATGAGGCTCTTATAAATGATATTATTTTATTGCATTCTCCTTCACATATTATTAGTTTTATTGGTAGAACTTATGGAAAGGATTATAATACTATTGATTATTTAGAGCAAGATGGGAAACTGGTTGATAATATCAGAGATAATTTATTTGCTCCAGTTGTTTTATCTATGTTAGCTCATAAACATAATATTCATTATACTTATCTTGGTACTGGATGTATATTTAATAATGATACGAATGATGAAAATCATTATATTTATGATGAAAATGATAATGCTGATTTTTATGGTTCATCTTATTATATTGTTAAAGGTTTTACAGATCGATTAATAAAATTAAATGAAAATGCTTTAAATTTGAGAATAAGGATGCCAATTGTAGATTATAATCACCCTCGAAATTTTATAACTAAAATTTTAAATTATAATAAAATCTGTTCGGTTCCAAATAGTATGACAGTATTGCCTACATTTTTCCCAGCAATTTTAGATATGATCAAAAATAAAACAAAAGGCACTTTTAATATTGTAAATCCTGGTATTATATCACATAATGAAATTTTAGAGATGTATAAAGAAATTATTGATCCTTCATTTACTTGGGAAAATTTCACCATAGAAGAACAAAATAAAATCTTAAAATCAAAAAGATCTAATAATCATATGAATACAAATAAGATAATTGAATTATATCCAGATATACCAGATATTAAAACTGCTGTTCGCAATTGCTTGATCAATATGAAAGAGACTTAAGGATAATTTGGGAGTGGCTTTAAATGAATATTCATTTGTTTTTTAGCTTTGATATTAGAAATAATAATATAATATAAATGAATAAATAAATGATTGTGGAAAATGTAAATTACAAGTATTTTCTAATATATAATCATATGTAATAATACCAATAGTATCTATACCAATTTTTGCATTATTATCAAGCTTTAAATTTATTTTTGTTAAACTGTTATAATTGCGATTTATTCTAACAGGTAAATTATTTATAGATAGTGAAGGTGGCATTATAAATGCTGAAGCAACATTTATAAATAACAAAAATTTTGATAATGAAATAAATAATACCATTAAATATATAAAGATAATTTGAGAGTGTCTTTAAATAAATTTAATGGGTGGAATAATAGTATAATTATTAAAAACATCTGAAAATTTGCTTAAGCTTCTCTTTGAAAATATTTTGATTTATTATTATATTCTTCTGGTAAATTTGGTTCAGTATAATCAATTTCTAGATTGTGTTTAATAATTTGATAGATTGGATTTTTATTATAGTCTTCATTTTTATCTAAATAATCAATATTGATCAAATTATTAAAATTAATAATTCTTTTCAAACAATTAAAATTATTTGAATATTCATTAATTTCTAATTGTGATGATTTCAAATTAATAAGATTGTCATAATTTGGAATATAATATTTAATTAAATTTATTGCTTTTTCTTTTTTCTTTTCTTTTAATTCTTCTTTTACGCTTTCTTTAAAATAATTAATTTTATTTAAATTAGAATATATAAAATTACTTATCATTTTAACATCATCTTTCGCATTTATATTCAAGAACAATATAATTATAATAATTACATTCAACATTATTTTGAAAACTTTTGATTTATTCACTTGACTTGTGAAATCAAATCGCGTATAATTAAACATTGTTTTTTTTAATTTTATTTTTTTAATATTTGAAAATCATTTTTTTTAATATTTAAGGATAATTTGGGAGTTTCTTTAAATAAAAAATATGATTATTTTTATAATTAAAAATAGTTAATGTTTATATTAAATAAAAAATTTATTTATGTTAAAACAAATAGAGATTGGGATTATGAAGAAAAATATAAATATGGCGTAACTCAAGATTTATATAAAAGACTTAACGATTTTAAAGAAAGTTCATCATATAAATTTAATTATGCCTATATATTTGAAATAATCAAATTGGAACCTATTTATTTTAAAAAATTTAATTATAAATCAATTGATAAAATCTTTAGTATTTTATTAAGAAAAAATATTGAAAAATTAAAAGATATTCCAAATCTTATTTTAATCAAAAAATATTTAGTTAATAATGATTGCAATGCTGGTGAAGAATTCATTTATAAATCAGGTATAGACTTATTTATAAAAATCTTATTAGAAGATTTTAAATTAATTGGTGTTGTTATTAAACAATTAGATATTAATGAAGTTAAAAATATAAATTCTATTATCCATTATTATAATTATCAAATAAATAATCATCAAAATAATAACAATAATGATGTTAATGATGATGATATTAATGATGATATTAATGGTAATAAAAATGAAATAATACCATTTGATTATCAAGAACAAATATTAATGAATATTGAAAAATTCTATAATAAAAATAATATAGGAAAATTAATTCATTCTTGTGGATTAGGTAAGACAATTACAGCAATATTTATAATTAAAAAACTAGGATTTAAATTAAATTTAATTGGTGTTCCTTCTATTCAATTAAAAGAACAATTCGGAGAAGAAATAAAAAAAATTATAGATAATCCTATTGTGATTTATCTTGATAATAATATAACTGATATTAAAAATTATATCAAAAAAACAGATGAAATTATATTTATTATAACTACTTATCATTCTTGCTATAAATTGAAATCAATTGAATTTGATTTTAAAATTGGAGATGAAGCACATCATTTAATTGGTTCAAATGATGATAATGAAACTGCAAAATTTGTTGAATTTCATAAAATAGTATCCAAAAAAACATTATTTATGACAGCTACAGAAAAAATTGTAAATAATGCATCAAATCAAATATATTCAATAGATAATATAAATCAGTTTGGAGAATTGATTGATGAAAAGTCTGTTAAATGGGCTATTGAAAATAAGAAAATTACAGATTATAATTTATGTTTAATCAGAAATACAAAAGATGATTTATTAATTATAATAAAAAAGTTAGAAATTGATGAAAATCATATAAATTTATTTATGTCTGCATATATGGTTCTTAAAATGTTTGAAAAGAATGAAATGAAAGTAAGTCATACATTAATTTATACTAATACTATCGAAAGTGCCAATATTATTAAAACTTATATTGATATTATCATTTCTAAAAATATGATTAATGGAATAACTGCAGACAATATTTATAATAAATCATTGCATTCTAAAAACTGCTCTAATATTACTAATGAACTTGAAGAATTTATAAAAAGCCCATTTTCTATTATAAATTGTGTTTATTTATTTGGGGAAGGTTTCAATTTACCCAAATTAAATTCAGTTTGTATTGCTGAAACTATGACAAGTGAAATTAGAATAATTCAATATGCATTAAGACCAAATAGATTAGACAAAGAAAATCCAAATAAAATTGCTACAATTATGATACCTTATATTGATGTTGAAGATGATTTTAATATGAAAATTAAAAGAGTTATCACAGATATAGGATTATCAGATGAAGGAATTAAACAAAGAATAAAATTATTAAATTTTAAAGAAATTCATAAAAAAGAAGTTTCAATAAATCCTATAATCTCAAAAAATTTAAATAATTTTGATTTAATTGAAGATGCAGGGGAATTAATGAAAATCAAATTTAAATTAAGATCAAGATTATTTTATAAAGAAAAAGATGAATACAATGATATGATAAAGTTAAATAAAGAATTTAATTATAAATCAAAAGATGATTATTATAATCTTAAAAGTATTCATCCTAATTTTATGGAAGATCCAAAAGCATATTTTGATAAATATGGATTGTGGAAATCTTGGTATGAATTCTTATCAATAAATACAGATAACATTATAAAAACAAAAGAAGATTGGATAAAAAGATGCACAGAACTTAAAATAACATCAGTTGAAGATTATTATAAGAAACAAAAAGAAAATGAAGAATTACCAGAATTACCAGAAGACCTTTATATAAACTTTTCAAATATTTATAATGAATTAGGACTATTTAAAAGAAGACGATAATTATTATTTTTGTATAGCTTCAATTAATTCTTCTTTTTTGAATTTGCTATATCCTTTAATGTTAAGTTCTTTGCATTTATTTTTGAGTTCTTGAATTGTCATTTTTGATAATTCTTTTTCGATTGATTGTTTTTCATCAACTTCTTCTACTTCATCAATTTCATAATTATTTATTTTAGGAGTATCATTTGAAATAATAGCATCTTTTGCTAATTCTTCTAAATATTCCTTGAATAATTTTTCATCATTTTCAATTAATTCTTCTAATTCTTTAACTTCATTAAATAAAGGTTCTAAAGCTGTAATTAATGATTTGTCTTTTGGAATAGGTATTTTAATTTTCATAAAATTATTTATATCTATATGAAGTTGTGCCGATCCATGAGTGCAGTTTTTATAAATATATTCTTTAATATTTAATAAATATTCACCAATATAATTATTTGATATATATGATATTTTACTATTTATTGATAATGCTGTATCATTTAAAAATATTTTTCCATATATTTTCATTACACAGTTATGCAATGATAATCCATCTCTTGCTATTTTGTATGTTATACCATCTCTATTATATTCATCTACTTTATATGACATCATATCACCACCACCATATGCAATATATTTAGTTCCATTATTTTTATTTTTAGTAATTCTTTTACCATATAATATTTCAGATATACTTCCTAATTCTACTTCTTCACAATCTTCATTTTCAGTTATATTAATAATCTTATTTTTAATAGTTTCTGTTAATTCTTTTAGTTTATTTTGATTATTTCTTTTTCTGTCAAATGGAATTGAAATTTTATTAACAATTTCATTTAGTTTATCTTCAGTTTTTGGAATAGGAATTTGAATATTTGATAAATCTTTAATTGATATATTTAGTTGTATAGTTCCTTTTCCTATAATATTATATAAATAATTTTCAATATTATTTGCTAAATAAATATAATATATATATTTTTGTATCAATTTATTACTTGAACGAATTTTACAAACCCTTTGATTTAAATATGATTTTTTACTTAATGTATATAATGCTATTTTACCAACATTTCCAGTTAATGATATTAATAAATCTTCTTTAATTACTTCAAAATTAATATATTTAGTATTTTCATTTATATATTCTGTTATATTATTTTTATTAATATATTGATTTGTAATAGATTTAATTTGTAATATTCCAATATTTCTTTCATTTTCTAATTCATATTCATTTGATTTAAATGCATATCCATTTGATAATTCGCATATATCTCCTAATTTTACTAATTTATAATCATTGCCACAAACTAATTCTTTTTTATCATAGTCTTTATAATTTAGAGAATATGATTTTTCTTTAATTTCATCAACTCTAATAGTAGAGATAATAAGATTATCAATTGAATGAATATCATCTTTATATTCACTAATAATGATATTTCCTTCTTCATCTTCTTCAAATTTATCATCTTGAAATTTATTGACAATCAATTCACTGAATGTAATTTCTGATGTTTTTTCTTCTGTATTTTTGAATATAATAATTGAAGTCTTTGTTGTTGTATTTTCAAATTGATCTGCAGGAACACTGATAATATCAGTTACATTATAATTATCTATTAATACTTCTCTTAATTTGGAATATTTACTATCGAAAAATACTCCTTCTTTTAGAACACCACAACAAATACCATCACTTTCTAATAAATCCATAAGAAGAATTAAAGAACAAGCTTCTTTATCTTTTGCATCTAAACTATATTTTCTACAAAATGCACGAATACGATTAGAACAACTATCTTTATTTACTTGCATTTTATCATTTCTTATTTTTTCTTGTTTATTCAATTCTTCAATTTCTTTTAATTGTTTATTTCTTCTAGCTTTAATATCATTATCAGTTTCTTGTTTAAGAAGTTCTTTAATATAATTTTTAATTTTATCTCTTTTAATTTTATCTTGTGTTTTATTACTTGTAGAACCATATGGTGGATTTGTTATAATATAATTAAATTTTTTATTTGAAAAATCATTTTTAAAAGAATTTTCAACTTTTAAATTATCTCCAGGAATTATATTTCCATTTGATAAACAGAATAATTCAAGACCAGCTGATTTAATAACATCTTCATTAATATCATAATGATATATATTATTAATTTCTTTACTCCAATCAATTTTTGGATTAATTCTATTAATATAATTTATATATTCAGTTGTAAAACCACCACTTCCTCCATAAGGATCTATCATCGTACCTGATTTTTTAATATTTAGTTTATCAAATATAAATTTTGTAATCCAACGATCTGTAAAATATGCACCTAATTCACTAATAGCAGTTCTATCTCTTCCAATAAAATATTCATATATTTTTCCAGAAAGTAAAACATTACAAGTTTTTTCAATATTAGCAATTGATTGTATTTCAATAATTAATTGTGTATATACATTTGCAGCAACTGTTTTTGGTATTTCATAAAATAATATAGATTTAATAGAACTTTCATTAATACTATCTAATATATTAACTGTCAATAATTCATAAATTTTTTCATCTTTTCCAGTTTCATTAGAAATTGCTAATTTATATAAATATGAAAATTCACATTCTGGGCGTTTAAGCTTAAATTTATCAAGTAAATTAAATTGTTCTATTCTTTGCAACCCATATAATAAATTAAATAATTTTAATGCTGTAAAACCATATCCAGCACCAGAATTTCTAATAAAATTATGAATTTCATGTATTTTTTCTTTTAATCCATATCTATTAGTAATAGATGATGATGATTCTTGTTTAGATGCCATATTAATAATCATTTTATTGTATATTTAAAATCATTTTTTATTTATATAGACAACAAAATAATTTAAAGAAACCTCCAAATTATCCTTAAATATCTTACATTGATAATAAGATTATTTAAAGACTAATATATTTTAATTAAATATGATATCATATAAACGCAAAATAGACGAAGAATTAAATAAACTTGATAATATTATTAAAATTTATGGTGGGCAAACAAAAAAAACATTAAGAGAAAGAGAAAAACAACATAAATTAGAAAATCCAGATAAATTTAAAGGTATGAAAATTAAATTAATATATAAAACTAAAACTGAAAATGATGAAAAATATATTAATGATGCTGAAACATATTTAATTAGAAAATTAAAAACAAAATATGAAAATAAATGTGTTAATAATCTTTTAACAGGAGGTTCCGGACATCAACATGATATTAATGATATTCATAAATAATAACAAAAAATATTTTTTGTTATATTATCCTAATTTATATTTTAAGGGTTTTTATTGTTTTTACGAAACGAATTTATATAATTATTATAATTCGTTTTTATTTTGTCTGGTTTGCTCAATGTTTCTTGATTATGATATTTGCAAATATCAATTATCTTATTCTTAATAATAAATCATTTTTTAACATTTAAAGAAACATCCAAATTATTCTTAAATATTTTTATAAAAAATGATTTTTGATAATATTAAAAATTATATCAATAAAATGTCAAGAAAATATTATGATATAATTTATATGAAAAATAAAGAATGGGATAATCTTTTAGATTGGTATAATTCAAATAGTGGTAAATTATATTATGATATGGTAAAAAAAACTTATACATTATTATTACAAATTATTGATAATAAAACTGATGATGAATTTTATGATTTTTTTAAGAAATATATATATAATTTTCAATTTAAAAAACAATATATTGAATATTGTTCTAATATAAATGAATATGGTAAAGTTATTTCTGTGCAACTAACAGCAATTAATAAATTTCATAGTGTAATAGATTTAATTGAAAAATGTTGTTTTATTTCATTTTCATCAACTATTAATAAAGATGATTTTTATAAAGAATTAAATATATTTTTAACTGATATTTATAATATTTGTCAAAAAATTAAAGAAGAAGAACAAGAAGAAAAACTAAAGAAAGAACAAGAAGAAAAACTAAAGAAAGAACAAGCAGAAAAACTAAAGAAAGAACAAGAAGAAAAACTAAAGAAAGAACAAGAAAAATTAAAGAAAGAACAAGAAAAACTAAAGAAAGAACAAGCAGAAAAATTAAAGAAAGAACAAGAAAAACTAAAGAAAGAACAAGAAAAACTAAAGAAAGAACAAGAAAAACTAAAGAAAGAACAAGAAAAGAAAAAAAAGAAAAAGTCAATTTCTGCAACGATTAAAAGACTTGTATGGAATATTAATATTGGTGAAACAATAGGAAAAGCTAAATGTTTATGTTGTAATTCTACTGATATTACTCAAATGAGTTTTAATTGTGGTCATATTATAGCAGAAGCTAATGGAGGAGAAACTATTGTTTCAAATTTGAAGCCAATTTGCCAAAATTGCAATTCAAGTATGGGAACAAAAAATATGGAAGATTTTATGAAAACACTTAAATGACAAAAACTTAATTTTGCCATTTTCTCATAGATTTATTTTGCTTTCTTAACTTTCATTGCAGTTTTGATAATGCTATATAATTTTTGATATAGAAAATTATCAAAGTCAATTTTGATTTTTTTGCGGCTTGTATGTTCAGCAATGAATAGTTCTATGAATACATGACTATTATAATCAGCTGAATTTGATTGCATAAAATTTATGAAATATTCATTGAATGAATTTTCAAGATCAAAATCAGTTTCAGTGTAATAATCCGATATAAATCGCCTGATGAATTCGCTTTCGTCAAAATGATAATTTGCAGTTGTCATTGATCTATAAGACATAATAACAACAATAAAAATAAATAATCTTTTTTTTACTTTTATTAAAATTATTAATACAAATTTATTTAAAAAAACCCCCAAATTATCCTTAAATAAAAAAAATGAAATTTAGAATAATTGTTTCATTATAATGGGAAATTGTTTTACTAAAAATAATAAGTTCTTAAAAAATCAGATGAAAGATGAATATTATAAAAGAAAACATAATATGAGTACTATAGGTAATTATAAGCCATATCAATGTTTTATCGGCGAAGAATTGAAAATAACAAATACTATTTTAGGTTTGAATTCTTTGTGCGATTGTAATATTCATATAAGCATCGGAAATAAACCAACAAGATTAATTTTAAGTTATGTTGATATTATAGAAGTAAATAATTATAGGAAAGGTCAAACATTTCATATATATAAAATCGAATATAAAAAAATATCAAATGTTGAAGAAATAACGCAATATGACATTTATAATGCTATTCAAGATTATATATACAAAAATAAACATTATCCAAAAAATGATAATATTATTGTTGCCACTTAAATAATTAATTTCTTTTTTTATTCTTAAAAAGACATTTAAAGAAACCCCCAAATTATTCTTAAGTCTCTTTTAAGAATAAAAAAAATGATTAAAGATATTATTAATATCTTTAATTAATAATAATGAAATTCGATGATTTAAAAATAATAATTAAAGGTGCTATTGGATCAATGACATTTGGAGCGTATCATATGTATATTA